AAGCCTTCAAATCTAAAAAACAACAAAAATATTTTTTTGCTAAATGTGGTGACGGAAAAACGAAAGAACAAAAAAAATGGTGTAAAATGGCTGAAGAATTCGCCGAAAAAACTAATTTTAAAAAAATACCTGAAAGAAAAAAGAAAACTGAAACTAAGGAAAATTTTACAATGAAAGATTATGGTAAAAAAATAAGTAGTGTTTATAGTAACATAATGAAAGGAAAACTTGCTGATATTACTAAGGAAGAATTAGAAAAACAAGTTACCTCACTGGTTGAGAAACACGTTTCACCTAAAATGAGTAAAAGAGATTTTTTAGGTTTAGTATATGAACAAGGTACTAAAGAAAAAGAAAGAACAAAAGAGAAAGAAAAAACTAGAGAGAAAGAACACGATAACCCATATAAAGTTAAACCAGGTGTTAAACCCGCACCTAAAGCGGATACTAAAATTGCTCCAAGCAAACCTGGAATTAAAACACCATCTAAACCAACACCTGCAACACCATATAAACCTAAAGTTAAACCAGCTCCTAAAGCGGGTAATGAGGACTTACCTAATTGGTTAACTTTCGATTCATTAGGTCTTAATATAAAATAAAATGAGTTTGAACGTAAAAATGGAAAAAATATTAAAAACAAAAAAATCGTTAGAAAAAAAACTAATGAGAGAAGGTTTAACGTACAAAGAAAAGTCTTTACTTAATGAGATAAAAAAATCAATTTCTGAAGCTCCGATTGATTATGAAGGACCTGAAAGAATGGGTCAAGATGTTGAGAGACAAATTTTACAAAGACAAACCCCTTTTCACGAACATCCCGCAATACCAAAAGAGGAACGAGATTTTATTGAAGTAATTGCGTCAAAACGATTTAAAGATTCAGTTGATAAAGTTAGGAGATATATGGGTAATACCCAAGCTTTACAAGGACCTAACGCATTTATGAATCTAATGATGATGGGAATGCAAGGAGCTCAACAAATTGCAATGATTGAAACTCGTCATAAACAAACATTAGAAAATTTGGCGGTTGAACTAGTTAAAAAAGAAATGGGTATTCCTGAAGGAGCTCTACAATTTGATGCTAAACTAATCCATGGAGGTATGGGAGCGGCTCAAGGTATGCAAACCCAACCACAGATGCCTGACGAAGAGGATGTCAAAGAAGCATTTAAACATACTGAAGATTTAGAAAATTTTGCAGACGAGTTTGAACAATTTAATTTGGAAAGAGCGAAAAGAAGATTTATAAATTCATTAATCCAAGGAGCTGCGTTTAAAGGAGGACACATGTATGTTTTAGCGGCAGAAGAAATAAATAGAATTAATCCGCAGTTATTAAATCTATACGGTGTAACACAGTCATTAATGGAACACTTATATTGGATTTTTCCAAATATGGAGGGAATGGCAGGAAGTGGTGGAGGCCAAATGGGACAGAGTGAAATTGATGATGAGACTGACCCACCAACAGTTAAAGCAAGAGCTGCGACTTTTCCTTTATTAATTCATGAATTAGTTAAAGGTGTTTACGAAGTATTTGGTACACATGGATTACCTGATGACCCAAGACAACAAGAAATGGTTATGGGTGCGGAAGATACATTACCTGCCGAAATTTGGGACTCTAGATTAGGTCCTATATTTTGGGAGAAATTCACTGCAACATACCCAATGGAGTTATTTGACGATGATAAGAAGTTCATACAACATTACTTATTCATGAGATTTTCTAAATTAGATGCTAATGAATTCTTTAGAGTTGCTAAATTAATATTACAAGGGGACCCAAGAGGAACTCAGTTTATCGAAAGAATGGTAAACGAAATTACTAAAGAATTAAAACAACAAGAATACGAAAGAAGTATGGGTGATGACGATGATGATGACGATTTAGATGATATTGACCTATCCCAATTAGGATTTTAAAATACTAATAAATTTTTAAAAAAACCCTCGATTAATATTAATCGGGGGTTTTTGATATTTATATATAAATAATTTTATGAGTTTAACAAAAGAACAAGTTCTTCTTGAGTATGTAAAATGTATGAGAGACACCCCATACGCATTAAGAACATATCTACAAACTTACGATAATACCGCATCAAAATACGTACCTTTAGAGTTGTTTCCTGACCAAGTCACATTACTTGACGACTATGAAAAATATAATGAGAATATCGCGTTAAAATATCGACAAGCAGGTGTATCAACAGTAACCGCCGCTTGGATATCAAAGAAGTTAGTTTTCGCTAAGAAAGAAAAACCTGAAAAAATTCTTATCATTGCCAACAAATTAGACACATCAATCGAGATGGCTAATAAAATTAGAATGTTTGTTAGTCAATGGCCTTCTTGGACGGGTGTTGATATAGACCCTAATAAGAAATCAACAAAACATTGGAGAATAACAAATGGTTGTGAAATTAAAGCGGTTGCAACATCTAAGGATGCTTTACGTGGTTTCACCCCGACAGTTCTTGTATTTGATGAGGCGGCATTTATTGAGGCGGATAGCGATTTCTGGGCGGCTTGTATGGCGTCATTATCAACGGGTGGTAAAGTAATCGTTGTATCAACACCAAACGGATATGACCCAATTTATTACGAAATATATGACCAAGCGTTAAGAAACATGAACGATTTTAAAATCACTGAAATGTTTTGGTACAGAGACCCTCGTTACGCTAAGGATTTATTTTTTGTTAAGACTGAGAGTATTATCCATTATTTACTCAATAAAGAGGAGTATGTTATTGATGATATCATTAAATGGGAAGATATCCCATTTGAGAATAGGGATTACGTTGAAGCCACGAAACTTATGGAACAAGGATATAAACCTTGTTCTGATTGGTTTGAAAAGATGGTAAAAAAATTAAAGTACGATAAACGTAAAGTTTCTCAGGAGTTGGAGTGTAACTTTTTAGGGTCAGGTGATAATGTATTTGATTCTTTAATGATGCAAAAGATTAAAGAGAATATGATTAGAGAACCCCAAAATAAAATGATGGGGAATGCTTTATGGATTTGGAAAGACCCTGTAGTTGGTCATAAATATGTTATGGGTGTTGACGTTTCAAGGGGTGATAGTGAGGACTTTAGTTCATTTCAAATTATTGATTTTGATAATAGAGAACAAGTTGCGGAGTACGTAGGTAAACTACCACCCGACACAATGGCCGAGATATGTTATAAGTGGGCAAACATGTATTCTTGTTATATTGTAATAGATATTACAGGTGGTATGGGTGTATCTACTGCAAGAAAATTACAAGAGATAGGATATAAAAATCTATACATTGATGGTGTAGACGGTACTAACAAATGGAAGTACGACCCTAAAGCATTAGAAAAAATACCAGGTATTAATTTTAATAACAAAAGAGTTCAGATAATCGCTTCTTTTGAAGAAGCTATGAGACACGACTTTAAAATATATAGTAACCGATTGTTCAATGAAATGAATACGTTTGTCTATATAAATGGTAGACCTGACCATCAAAAAGGACATCATGATGACCTTATTATGGGTATTGCAATGGCGACTTATGTCGCTGAAGCGTCTTTTAGTAATTTAACTAAAGTAACAGAACATACTAAAGCCATGATAGACTCTTGGTCAGTTAGTAATAATGAGAATGTAAGCCAACAAATAGCGTTTAATCCCGTGATTCCTCACTATAATGAAAGAATTTCTCAATTTAATAATACAATACCTAGAGAGGAATACATGAAACACGCTTGGTTGTTTAATGGTAGGCGATAATATTTATAAAAAAAAAAGAAATGGGACTTATTAGTAGAAAAAAATCGGGTAATAAATTTAACGGGAGTAAATTAAATGTCCCTGGCCAAGGGATTAGTTCAGTTAAACCAGGTGGTGATAATAAAATAAATCAACAAAAATCATCTGATAGTAAAGGGAATAAATAATAACTATTTAATTATTCTTATTAGTATTTAAATTAAAAATATGGAAAATAATAACAATAATCAATTAACGGTTTGGCAAAGGTTATCGCACGCATTTGGGCCAAACGCTTTGTTAAATCAAGATTACCCAACATACAAATTTGATAGAAAAGAGTTACTGAAAACAAACTCAAAACAAGAGTACGAAAAAGAATTATTACAAGCTCAACAAACATATTACCTATCAAATCAATGGACAAAAATAGAAAGTAATTTATATACTCAGGCAGTATACTATGAACCAACAAGATTAGCGTCATTTTATGATTATGAATCAATGGAGTATACCCCTGAAATATCGGCAGCATTAGACATTTATGGTGAGGAATCTACGACCTCAGACCAAAATGGGTATATGTTACAAATTTATTCCGAATCAAAACGAATAAAAG